CCAAAGAGTCGCCGTGGTTGCGAGGTTCTCACTATCTCGTAAAAAATTCCATCGTAAAGTATAAAATCACCCTCTTGAACATTAATGTTTTGGTCTTCGTTTAGTCTTTTTCTGTGAAAATGGGCCTGAAGGTTAAACATTTTGTCGATACCATACCCAGTAGTAACGGTGGTATTGGATGGCTCACCCCACTCAATTAATACATATACGTGTATTGGGGGAAGAAACGTCTTGGTGATAGCCTCCTCATACATTGGGTGGAAATCTGTGTGTTCAAGACTTATAGGGTAATATACTATCTCTTGCCCTACGACTCTCTCTATGAGTTCGTCATTAACTTGCTTTACGAGATCCCTTTCTTTTTCGTTGAAAAAAAGAGGTGGGGGCGGAGCATCAGGTCTTGACCATTTATTTTCTTCGTCTGACATGTTTTACCCCACATAAACTCCCATAGGGACGTAATCCATTATCCGCTTTGAATCATCTGCAAGCTCTGCATCACTTTTTACAAGTGCGCTATAGGTTAGTTTGTCTAATTGATTTCTTAATTCTTCTTTAAGAGATGTTTGTTCCTCTTTTGCCTGTGTTAAGAGATCTGAGGCGTTTAGCGTAACGTCATTTCCGGGTATTGGAATGGTGGCAAATTTCCCTCTTACTTGCCCTAACATCTCCTTAGATAAAGCAAGAGCGTATTTTCTAATCCATTGCTTGCCCATGCTGTTGATATTTTCATAAGGTAAGTTTGCAAAAGGCAAAGTGTTCATGTTGTTTACGCCATTAACTCCGTCCTTTCGATCTCCTGATTCTTCCCACGAGTCTGAAGGGATACTAAAATTGAACCACATCTTTGGCGGACTTCCACCTTCCCCTGGCATATATGGTGGTGGGTATATTTTTAGATTATTGTCTCTAATCTCATAAGAGTATTGACTTACTCTCGTATAGAGGCTGGTCTCAAATGCTTGGGCCTGAAGTTTGTTTTGCCACACCGGCACCACTTCAAATTGTGAGTCATCTGAGTACATACCGTAGGAACTTAGGTTTCCTCGTACATTTAAGCCACCGTAATAGCCATAGAATCTCCACATGGTAGAGGGCGACTTGTAATAAACTCTTTCTATTTTTATTCTCTTGCCTTGGACTAAACCATCCCACACATTCCCCGCTTGGGAGTCAGAGACAATTTGTTGAAGATCGTAGTCCTGTACATTCCCCGATAGGTCAAAGGAGGCAGAATACATTGTTATGTTATCGCCAATGCCTGCCTCGCCTGCAAAGCCAGTGGCAATTCTCCGCGCATATTCGAAGGTGAACTTCGGATACTTAAGTCCAACATATGTACCGGACAAACTGGAAGATAGAGGGCCACTTCTCAAGTTGCCATCGTGATCAAAGGTTCCTGTGGTGCCACCCAAAAAGGCTGATAAGACATTCTCTGCTTGGTGAGAATTGATTATATATGAGTACTCTAAAACTGCCAACTCGTAAGAAGAATACACGTTTGCGGTGGTTAGTTCGATGTCCAGCACATCACCGCCAAGCATCTTGTAAGTGTACGACACTTGGTCAACTGCACCAGAGATAAAGTCTGTGTTCGTTAGGTAAACGCCATAAGGAACAGCAGTCGACGTAACGTCAGAAGCACTGCCAGTCGATGTCAAAATAGCCTTGCTCGTAGAGCTTCTTGGTGTTAAGTTTGGAACTGCCATAGTCTGTTCACCTCATATTAAATAGTGTTTTGCATCCTTAAAACAAAAAGAAAACCCCCGCCTCCTAAAAAGAAGACGAGGGTTCTCAAGAGTCTATAATATGAAGGCTAAATTATTAGCCCATCATATCTGCACAGATAACAAGACCATACATGTCAGGTCGTACCATCTTCTTGCCGTAGCGAGTCATCACGCCCTTGCGGGGAGCAAATGTCTCTGGGTCAAAGATAGTGGGTGTGGTCTGTAGTGGCACGTAAGGTGCGTACACGTAACCACTCTCAAGGAAGCTAGCGCCCTTGCGACCAACGAGCACAACGTTGCGCGGGAAGTAAGGGTCAACAAAGACATCAAACTTCTTGCTGATCTGACCAACTTTGACGGCACCTGCTTGTCCACGATCCTCATCGGCTGTGGTGCTGGCTCGGTAACCATTGGTGAACTCTAGGATGTTGGCGACCTCTGGGCTGCACACCAAGAAGTTAGCGCCACCACGAAGAGTCTTGCGGTGAATCTGAGCTGAAACGTCGTTGACAGTCTCAAGGAGCGTCTCGTACCACTCGGACACAGTCCCGGTGAAATCGGGGAAGAGTGTCTCGTTGACGGACACGCCTGTGTCACGTCTCAAGAACTTCCCAGGCTTGCGTGACCAGTAATAGGTACCAGCAGTTGCACCCTTAATAAGGTCCTCAAGGATTTCCTGATCGATCTCCAGGGCGATGGATTCTGACAAGATCGAGGTAAGCTCGACCTCCGCATCCAAGTTGTGATAAGCATTGATGTCCTGCTGTAGCTCAGGAGTCCACTTGGCGCGGAGCTTCTTCGTCATGGCAGTGACAGAAACACTATCAACCTTAATGTCAATCTCGGCAATGGCTTGTGTGCTGTTGGTGTTTCCAACCGAGCCGCCTTCTGCTTCAAGGCCCCACTGTGGGTCACCCACAACAGAACCGATTGCTCCGCCAGCGACAAAATCGTCAACCTGCGGGAATGCAACAACGCGGTTGCCTGCGTTGTCATCAAGGGTCATAGGAGTAAGGCCGCCGTTAAGTGATGCAGCGATCACAAGGATGGTACTCTTAGAGTCGCCCGCCTGATATCGGCCAGCGTTTGAACCAGAGTACTGCGTTAGACGCCGTACCTGCGCACCCTGTGCGAGAGTAACCGTAACATCAACAAGGTCGTCAGTGTTGAGCTGAGACATCGCTGTGGAGCCAGTAGCAATCTGGCCAACCCAGACGGTCGTAGTTCCGGAAACAAAGTCCGGATCGAACCGACAAAGTGCATCAAGCTGTGGCTGAGTGAGTCCACCACCAATTGTAGTGGGGGTACCAGAGCCGCCAAAGGTACCAGATGCAAGGGTTGTGAGGGTCAAGGTAGCGGAAGATGTAACAGCAGCATAGCCATTGTTAAGGTTATAAAAACCATCTTCGCTGCTATCAATGCTACTTAGGTCAACACCACCTGTGAGCTGACGACCAATAGCGCCGCCACCATAAATGGAATCTCCCGCCTCAATGCCTAGCTTACCATTGGTGTGTGTAAAGTCTAGGAAGAAGATGAGACCTGATGGAAGGCTCATAGCCTGAACAGAGACAAGCTCGTTTGCTACAAGACCACCGAAAACACGACGCACGATGGGGAATGCAACGGCTGCGAAGCCCTCGACGTCACCACCTGCCATTGTTGAAGCTTCTCGAAGAAGCTCTTTGGCCTGGTTCTCCAGGAGGCATGCCATACCTTGACGACCTTGATCATTATCAAGACCTTCTAAAAGACCTGTCTTCTCCCACTTGGCGAGAAGAGCGTCTGATTCACGTGAAAGGTCGCGGTTTACAACACCTTCCGTGAGTCTTTCTATAATACTCATATTTTTTTTCTCCTTAAATAAGTCCTGCTAATTTCTTCATTCTATCGACTTGATTTCTGTTAGCAGGTTGTTTTTCTTTGTTTGATTTTAGAATAAGTTGATTATTCTTGCTCACTGCTTCACTGAGGTTTCTAGGAGCTTTATCGCTCTTAGTAACAACATTCTGATTAAGTGTTTCAAAAACAATCTTTGCCTCTTCCACGGAATCAACATTAGAAATAGCTTCGACAAGTTTTTCTTTTTGTCGCTCATTCAAGGAGTCGCTTTTCAGTGCGCGATTCGTGTATACTAGTTTCACATTAGAGAAATTTAATTCCTCCAACTTACTTGTGGCTTCTTCAGCAATACCCTTTAATTTCTCATATCCTTCGACAAGCTTATTCTTTTGAAGCTTGAGGGATTTATTTTGCTCTTGTAGCCTTTCAATTGCTTGACGCAATTCCTTTTGCTGCTCTGCAAAGGCAGTATCCTGCTCCTTGGCTATTGCAACATCAAGACCGGTTTCTTCCTCAGTTTTTGTTGGGTGTGTGCGGAACATCGCACCTGAGGCTACGTTTTCTAGGTCGACCACTAGTTCTTCCATGATCTCGCTTAGTTCCTCTTCGGATAGGTCAACATCCTCTTCTTCTTGCATGATTAGCTTTTCAGCTTCTTCATCACTAAGGTACATGTCTTGACCTCTGTTGTAGTATTTACCTTCTTTAGGATCCCAGTAGAGTACAGTACCGCTACCGAACTGGATCGGACCTTCGAGACCAGGAATTTCTTCCTTATCCATGCCCGGATCTTGGTCCTCAGCTAATTCCTTTTCTTCCGCTGCCTTTTTCATGGGCTCCTCTTTATTGCCATCTTTATCTAGATCTAAAAAGTCAGGCTTTGAGTCTTTCTCTTCCATTAGGCCCGTTTCTTCATCACCTAAAGAAACGTCATCAGCTTCCATGTCCGCCAAGGCAGCAATTTTATCTAAGTCTAAAACGACCTCTTCATCTTCTTCGGGGCACGGACAAGCATTTTCACCATCCAGTGCAGATAATGGAATCTCGTCCACAATGTCCTCACGCTCTTCTGGTTCACCCATAACGTCGCCAGGTAGCATGTCCATATCGTCTTCTTCTTGTTCCAGAAGGGAGTCCACTGCCGCCTTAACTTCTCCTGAGTATTTTTCAAGAACTACGGATTCTGCATTTTTGAGTGCGGCTTCTTTAAGTGCTTCTGCGTCGATAACTGCTTGCTCTAACAAAGATGATGACATTATTTTCTCCTAAAAAAAATTAAAGTTTATATTAAATAGTAGTTTGCGCCTGTAAATGACTTTTATTGTCAAAGTGGCAAGGAATCGATAATTGCATTAATTTGTAACTGTGCATCTGGGCCGGCCTGAATCTGTTCAATTGAGGACCTTGCTGCATTGCGCTGCTCATATGTGCTAGTGACATAGGCAAATAATGACAAATACAGTGCCCTAAACGTATCAACGTCAGGTACAAAATAGTTGCCGCCTCCATTAACTGATACCCTGTAAGGTCCATTAGCAAAGAGGAGCGCCACATCGGAGTTCGCCGCCGCCCACGCACCATGAGTTTTTTCACTCACGTCGAATCTTTGACCGGACCCTGGAGGGAACTCTGGTCCCGCTCTTAAAGTCGCAGTAACCCATTCCTCTAATTCTCTTTTGGCATCTCTCTTTACTTCAGAAAGGTCCTGTGTTACATTGCCCATCAGAGAGCGAATAGAACCCTCCTCAGATGCACTGGTCATATTAAGGGCCCTTGTTTTAACCTGAGATCTAATCGATATAACCGACGATCTGTGCCGTTTTACGGATGCCCTCGCGCGAACTATCTCCTTGTTGTTGGAAAAAGAAATTTGTTCGCCATTGCTAATAACTGATACAGGATATAAGATGCTAGTTGATTCTATTAGTTCACTTAATTCATTTTCCAAATTACAAGACAAATCCACTCCTCCAAAGGAAGGTCCTCTAGAAATCTGTTTACTTGCCCACATATCAGCAGTTTTTAACAAAGAGTCTCTTATAGATGCCACCCCAGGAGTTCTTGAGTCGATCCATGCCTGCGAAGGCAACACTGGGTCTCCTAAACGCTCATAGGACCCATCAGAGAGCTTTACGGCATGCCAGCGTCCCCATTCATCAACTATATCCACAAGGTCATCATAGCTTTTCATCAACGATGAGACTACACTAGGTGGCAATGGGCCACTATATTGTTCTTCACGCATCATACCAACACCTCATAG